AAGTACTCTATTGTAGAGGCAGACTTAAAAAAAAAAGCTAAACTAGAAAGCTACACTGATTACCCAGAGGCAGCTAGCAATAACGCAAAGCGAGCTCTAGAGTGGGTGGAAAAAAACGGCTGGGGGTCTTGTGGCGAGGCAACTGGCAAACGCAGAGCAAACCAACTCGCAAAGAAACAAGGTATAACGAGAGACACAATCGCTAGAATGGCTAGCTTTAAAAGACATCAACAAAATAAAGACGTACCCTACAGTGAGGGCTGTGGTGGTTTAATGTGGGACGCTTGGGGTGGATCTGCTGGTATTAACTGGGCTATTAGCAAACTCAAAGAACTAGACAAATGAAAAAACACACAGACACAAGAAGAGCTTTTACACCTACAAACAGCAAACGAGCTTGTCTATGCTGGCACTCAAACACATACAGTAGAGAGTGCTGCGACGGCTCTATGTACGCACAGGGCATAGGCTCAATCAATAGGACTTCTAGCTAAAAATGCAAATTTTTTTAAACATACGTTATATAAGAAACTAGTTTAATGCGTACAGAGTTAAAGGTATTTTCTAGGCTATTTGGTAAGCAGTTTAAGACAGAGCTGTCTGCTGCAGACGACATACAAGAGGCTCTTAACGAGTTACAAGGCTTAGACCTTAATAGCCAGGTAGAAAACCTACGTCAAAAAGACTCACAGTTTGTAAGTCAAATTAACGAGCTTAAAGGCGTAGCAGAAGACTTGATTTCTACATACGACAGCCTAGAAGACCAGCTACAAGACTACAAACAAATACAAGACAAACTAGAGACTGCACTACGCAGCTTTGAGGTTATGGCTAGCGACTTAGGTATTGACCCTATGCAAAGCGACAAATACGAAGAGGGGAGTAGACTACTAGAAGAAAGCGAGAGCGACATAGTTTCTCTAGTAGACTTGCAAAACGACACATACGACAGATACGAAACAGCAACAGACTTATTTAGGTAATATGGACAGAAACTTACAAACAGCTTTTAACAAACTACAACGTAAACAAGTAGAGCTTAACAAAACACAGCTTTCTATTGTAGACGAAATTGACAACGAATATGAGCAACTAGAGCAAGCCTATAGCGAGGCTACATATTTAGCTTACGACTATGGCGATGAGTGGTTAGACAAAATTTATGAGTTTAACAGTGAGGTCTCTATTGCTATTGACAACTATGTAGTAAATGGTATAGCTACTAGTTTAGAAGAGTATGCAGAAAATATGCAAGCTAAAATAGACCAGCTAGAGCAAAGTGCAGAAGAGCTAGGCGTAGACCCAGCCGACTTAATTAGAGACTACGAAGACATTAAACAAATACTTGCTAATTACCAAAGTGCTTATAGTGACGCTAGAAGTAAGTATCAAGAAATTCGTAGAGAAATGGAGAGTGGGCTAGCCGACTTTTGGTAAAAATTTTTAAATAGATATATATATGAAACCGACAGAAATGTTATCACAAATCAAGACTTTGCTAAAGGCACGTATGTCTCTAGCACAGCAAACACTTGAAAACGGTACAATTATCGAGGCAGAGAGCTTTGAGGCTGGACAGCAAGTTTTCGTAGTGTCAGACGAAGAGCGTGTAGCTTTGCCAGTAGGCGAGTACGCACTCGAAGACGGTATGACCCTAGTCGTAGAAGAAGAGGGACTAATCGCAGAAATTAAAGAAGCTGCTGCAGAAGAAGAAGTACAAGAAGAGCAGCTAGAAGAAGAGGTCGTCGTAGAGGACGTACCAGAAGAGGTTGTAGAAGAGGTTGCAACTGTAGTAGAGGCTGTAGTCGAGGCTATCGCACCAGTACTCGAAGAAGTTAAGCAAGAAGTAGAAGAGCTTAAAAAGAAATTTGAAGAGCAATACAAAAAAGACGAAGACAAGAAAGAAAAAATGTCTTCACAAAAACCAGCTACTAAACCTTTAAAACACAATCCAGAAAAAAATAACACTCGTACAGTGCATACATACGCAGACAATCGTAGTGCGACTATGCTAGACAGAGTATTTAACAAACTTTCTAAATAAATTTAAAATGAACAGAAACGTAAACTTACGGACTATTACTACCAGTGGATCACTGGACAGCTTTACTACTACCTACGAAGGGGAGTACAAAAAGCAAATTATTTCAGCAGCTTTGTTGAGTGGCGACACTCTAGACAAAGGTGGTGTAACTATCAAACCAAACGTACAGTACAAAGAGGTTATCAAGAAAATTGACAGTGGATCTATTTTAACTTCTGCTACTTGTGACTTCTCTGCTACTGCAGACGTTATTGACATTGAAGAGAGAGTACTTGAAGTGGTACAACAGCAAGTAAACCTCGAAGTTTGCAAGCTCGATTTTACTAGCGACTACTTGGCTCTAGAGCAAGGTTTCTCTGCTTATAAAAACTTGCCTACTTCTTTTGCTGACTTTATTATGGCTCACGTTGTAGCTAAAGTTGCTGAGAAAACTGAGCAAAACATCTGGGGTGGAGTTGCAGCTACAGACGGATATGACGGTCTTACAGTATTAATGGCTGCAGACTCAGACGTAAACGACGTTACTACTTCTGAAACTGCTTTTGCTGCTTCGACAATCATCGATGAGCTCGGAAAATTAGTAGATACAATCCCTTCAGCCGTATATGGGCGAGACGACTTGAAACTTTACTTACCTACAGTAGCATACAAAGCGTATGTACGTGCTCTAGGTGGTTTCGGTGCTGTTAACGCTTCTGGTGGAGGTGGTGCTGCTGGTACTGACAACAAAGGGTCACAGTGGTTTAATGGTCAAGAGCTTTCTTTTGAGGGAATCCCAGTATTTAAAGCTCCTGGTATGCCAGCTGACCATATGGTAGCTGCTGAAACTAGCAACTTATTCTTCGGTACTAATTTGGTTAGCCCAGATCATACAGAGGCTAAGATCCTCGATATGAGCGATTTAGACGGAAGTAACAACGCGAGGATTATTATGCGGCTAGCGGGCGGAACGCAATTCGGCAACGCAGGGGACATCGCACTTTATACTTTGGCGTAATATAAATTAATTGTTTAACTAATTAGGGTGGGTAAGCCGTATAGTGCCTACCTACCCTTTTTTTAATACTAGAAAATTATGGCGTGTGCATCACTTTCAACTGGTAGAAGTTTACCGTGTAAGTCTAGTGCTGGTGGTATTAAAGCTATCTTCGTTACAACTTTCGGCGATCTAGGAGACTTAACAGTCACTAGTGGCGAGGTTACTGCGTGGGCTGGTACACCAACACTTTACAAATACGACGTAGACGGTGCTACTGGTGTAGAGCAAAGTATTACTGCGAGCCCAGAAAACGGTAGTGTTTTCTTTACTCAAACTTTGACTACTACATTAAAGCGTCTAGATAAAGCTACTATGGTAGAACTAGACGTATTACTTAAAAACAGACTTTCTGTAATTGTAGAAGATTACAATGGAAACTATTTACTAATGGGTGCAGAGCACGGTGTAAATAGTAGTGGGGGGTCTATTACTACTGGGCAAGCCTTCGGCGACTTGTCTGGTTTCTCTGGCTTAACATTTCAAGGTCTAGAGCAAAACCCAGCGTGGTTTGTTACTTCTAGCCTAGTTACAGCAGCAGAAGACTCTACACAAATCGACCCAGCATAGGGTATTTTTTAAATAGGGGTTTAAGGGTAGCTACGGCTGCCCTTTTTTTTTAGCAAAAACGAAAAACTTACGTTATATGTATATATGAAAATTCTAAAACCTACAACAGACACGCAAACTATAAAACTAATACCTAGAAATTATAGTCAAAGCACTACTGTACAGCTTAGAGATGACCAAACAAACGTCACTACAGTATACACACCTACAGTAACGCAAGAGAATGACTACCAGGTATACAGTGGCGTGTTTAATTTAGAAGAGGGTCACTACTACGATTTGCTAGTACAAAACGATTATGACGTATATAGCCAAAATAGTGACTACTGGAATTTAAGTACAAACACTTGGAATGACATTAACTTTAAGGTAGACACAAATATCGTAGACAAAATTTTCTGTACAGACCAAGACATAGACCAGTCAGAGCAAGAAGAGTACAGCGTAAACAAAGACGTTTACAAAAGCGACTTAACATATGACAAAGAGTATATAATTTATGAATAATACTAAAAAAAGACGTAGTACAGCTCGCAAACGTGCTGGCTTAAAATTCTTAGACCTTGCAGCCTACACAGCACCAGCTATAGTAGAGCAAAACAATAAGGAATGGGTCGAATACGGTGCAGACAATAACTACTTTAATTACCTTATACAACTTTTTAACGGATCTCCAACAAACGGAGCTTCTATTAACGGTATTGCACAGCTAATTTTTGGTAGAGGATTAGACGCTACTGACTCATCTATGAAGCCAGACGCTTACGCTATGATGAAACGTCTATTTAAAGACGACTGTGTAAGAAAACTAGCTACAGACCTTAAATTATTTGGTCAGTGCTCTATGCAAGTAATATATAACGCTGAACGCACGCAAATTGTACAAGTGGAGCATTACCCTGTAGAAACGCTAAGACCAGAGAAATGCAACGATGACGGCGAAATAGAGGCATATTACTATAGTGCTGACTGGCAAAACCTAAAAAACGGAGAGCAGCCAGAGCGTATACCAGCTTTTGGCTTTAGCGAAGAGTCTGTAGAGATTTTGTACGTAAAACCATATAGAGCTGGCTTTTATTATTTTGCACCTGTGGATTACCAGAGTGGGACTCAGTATGCCGATCTGGAGAGCGAGATAGCAAACTTCCATTTCTCGAATGTAAAGCAAGGTATGTCTCCTGGACTCCTACTTAACTTTAACTCAGGCATACCAGACGAAGATGCACAGGCAGAAATAGAGCGTAAGATTAAACAAAAATACACTGGATCTAGTAACGCTGGTAAATTTATACTTGCTTTTAATAATAATGCAGATGAGCAAGCGACTGTAGAGTCTATACAGCTTAGCGACGCACACCAGCAGTACGAGTTTTTGTCTACAGAGTCAACTCAGAAAATTTTAATCGCCCACAGAATTACGAGCCCTATGCTTTTAGGTATTAAAGTCCAAAACGGTCTCGGTAATAACGCAGACGAGCTTCGAATGAGCTCGATTTTATTTGACAATACGGTTATTAAACCGTTTCAAGACCTTTTAATAGACTCTTTTGACAAAATACTACACTTTAACGAGATAGACCTTAACCTATACTTTAAAACGCTACAGCCTTTAGAGTTTATGGATTTAGAAAATGCTACAAACAAAGAGCAAATTGAAGAAGAGACTGGACAGAAGCTGGGACTTAAAAGCGTAGACGGCAAACCAGTATACAAAACTAAAGAAGAGGCAGAGGCAGTCGCTAAAGACTTAGGCTGCGAAGGATCTCACGCTCACGAAATAGACGGAGAGACATACTATATGCCTTGTGCAGACCATTCTGAGCTTAAAGACGCAGACGATCCGTGTCAAGCTGGATACGAGCAGTATGGAATGAAAATAAAAGACGGTAGAGAAGTGCCTAATTGCGTGCCTATAGAGGCAGCAGAAGAGCTACGTAAGGCAGTAATGAATGAGCTGCTTAACTTAGAAGACGAAGACCTAAGTGACTACGAGCTAATAGACACAAGACCAGCTAATGAATACGACGACATACTGCACGCTGGGCTAGAGCTTGCTAGTGTACTACCTAGCTCGCCTAGTAAAACCAGTGAGCAAGACACAAGTATTTTAAAAATACGATATGCGTATATGGGCTCTAACAACCCACAGAGAGAGTTTTGTCAGAAAATGTGGTCAGCTAAGAAAATATATCGTAAAGAAGACTTAGACAAAGAAAGTACAGCAAATAGCGAGTTTGCACCTAGCGGATCAAACAGCTATAACATCTGGCTCTATAAGGGCGGTGTTAACTGTAACCATTACTGGGAGCGACGTACTTACTTACGTAAAAACAACGAGAAAATAACAGTAACAGAGGCTAGAGAGAAAATTGCTAAACTAGACCCTAGTTTGCGTAACGAGGCACGTATACCAACAAACGAGCCAGAAGTAGCACAAACAGCAAATAGAGGCAATAACTACTGGTCTTTAGACCCAAACTATAGACGCTAATGGCAACAGCTTTATTTATTTCTAGAGAAGACCTGGTAAGAAACACTATTATAAATGGCACGGTGGACAGTGACAAGTTTCTGCCTTTTGTTAAGCTCGCCCAAATTCAGCATATTCAGAATTACTTAGGGACAAGACTATACAATAAAATTAGTCAAGACATATTAGATGGGTCATTGACTGGAGACTATCAAACTTTAGTAAACGAATACGTGCAGCCCGCCTTAATCCATTTCGCTATGGTAGATTTCTTGCCATTCAGCTCTTTTGAAATTAAGAACGGTGGTATATTTAAACATAGTAGCGAGACAGCGACGCAACCGTCTAAAGACGAAGTAGACTATCTAGTACAAAAGCATAGAAACTTTGCAGAGTTTTACACTCGTAGAATGATAGACTATTTAACTTTTAATGGGTCTAGCAAGTTTCCAGAGTATTATACAAATCAAAACGAAGATATGTACCCAGATAAGTCGGCTAGTTTCGTTGGGTGGGTGTTATGAAGCAGTATAAAGTAAAACATAATAACGTAGTAAAACTAATTGAGTATTTAAAGAACTCAAAAGTTAAAAAAGATAAAAAAAGTAAATAAATATGGGTACATCATTAAGTAGTGCTAGAATAAGTGAAACCTTTGACGGTTTACTCAAAACAACAGACAATCAGCCTTTGACTGGTAGTTTAAAAGAAATTACAGACGGTTTAGGTAACGACTCTGGTGTGCATATGGATCAAAACGGTAACCTAAAAGCAGAGGGTACTTTAGAGTTTGGCTCATTAAAAGACACAGGCGAAGACATAACTATTACAAAACTAGTAGACGAAGCAGACGGCATTGACAATAACGACAATGATACTAGCATACCTACTAGTGCAGCTGTAAAAGATTACGTAGACACAAACTCTGACTATAGACTAAAAGAAAACATTGAGCCGTTAAGGTCAGCACTAGACAGACTTGATGAGTTAAAGCCATATAGATTTAACTTCATATCTGACCCAGAGGCTACAGTAGATGGGTTTATAGCTCACGAAGTCGCAGACATAATACCAGAAGCCGTTAAAGGTGAAAAAGATGCTGTAGACGCAGAAAACAACCCTATATACCAGACAATAGATCAAAGTAGAATAGTGCCTTTACTAGTAGGTGCAGTACAAGAATTGTTAGCAGAAGTTAAAAGTTTAAAAAAGAAATAAATGGCTAGAGAAATACATCATAGGAGTTACTGGGGTAACACTAATCCAGAAGGCTATGGAGAGGTGTATTACGACGACTCAGCTACAAACAAACTCTACAGACATTCTGACTACTACGAAAACAGCTGGGACACAGACAAAACACTTAGAGACTTAACCAATAAAGCAAGTATAGTCTTAACACCTACTGCATATTCAGATGGTAGCTTAAATACTGTTATACCACCTTACGCACCGAGCTATATATTAAATTTACCTTATGTTACTTCTGAGTGGAGTCCAACAGAGGGTTGGTCTATTGACGAGACA